TCTTCGATAGCTCTTTTAAAATCTCTGTAAAGAAAATCCTCTACGGAAGTAGCTGTTTCCAAAGGCTTTAGACTTACCCAAACCTCAAGGCCACCAGTAATGTTATCGTCCGGCTCATAAACCAGTTTAATAGAATCAGCCATTCCGAAAATGTACCAAGACGATCTGGCTGTAACGGTTTGACGCCACAGTGTGTTGAGACGATCTAATTCTTCAACTGTTGTCGGGCTTATAGGGGTGCCGTCAAGCTCAACAGCATCGATACCGGCAATATCACCCAGGGCGGATGCCAGATCATAGTCGGCTGTTCCGTCTACAACATCTATGGCTGTTAGAGCGTTATTGTCCCACAGTTGAGTTTTTTGACAAAAGTCCCTGCAAGTGTTTACGATAGCCTCTTTAATAGTCTGCTTCGGGCATAAAGGGACTGCCGGGGTTACGGTTGGAACCCATTCGGTTATATCGGTTGCCATAACTATATCCTTTTAACTTCTACTTTTGTTCCATCTGCCAACTTCGCAAAGGGAATACTGTATGCCACATCGTCCCCGCACTCCTGTTTCCAAGCTTCTGTTTCATCTGATAATTATTCCTTTACAGCCATTTTGGGCCCTTTTTTATGGTTACGGTTTCGTTGCCCTAAAACGGTAGTTATGGTTACGGTTTCGTTGATGTGTATGGTTACGGTTTCGTATGCGATATTTATTTTTTAGGCTTGCAGAATCCACGTTCAATATTTTCCTTTTCTCTGATTTCAAACACAGTCCCTACTTGCCAAATAATCCAATTAGTAGATAGAGCAAAGACAGCTTTGTCTTTCCTGAATGCACCACCTGGATGAACGGTTGATATAAATCCTTTTGCAAGTAACTGCTCTTTCGCTCTTGTCATTTTCGGCTGTGAGATCCCGTAGCTGTTTTTAAATTCGGTGTAAGTGATATTCAGATTGTCGCAATTTATACAGACACGCTTCTGCTTACCCTTGCGGCCATGATTCTCAAATTGCCGCTTAGCTAATATTAAAGTCAAAAGCTGTGGTGCAAATCCTGTAAGCGCTAAGTAAGCCTTAGACTCAAACATCTCCCTTTCAATCCAAGTGCCAGCCGGTAATTTTCTTTTTCCCATCTCTCCCCCGGGTTTGTTATGGTCGGTAACGTGACCGGGGGGACACGTTATCTTTTCACTGATTACAGCGCCGACCATGTTAATTTTTTTACCTCAATTTAACTTCCCCTATATGCTACTATACCTTGAAAATTTTACAGAAACTTTACAAACTAAAGACACATGAGACATAATAAAGCTTGACACACTATAAAAATAGTAGTAAGGGCAAATAATGGAGTATATCAAAACACCTACAGAACGAAAAGCATATCATATCAATAGACGGCTGAAAGCGCTTGAAACAAGGCAGGCTAAGGTCTATATCAAAGGAAAAGGTATTTTAAATGGGACTTCTAAAGAAAATTAAATCTGTTCGTGATCCGAAGAAATACGCGAAAAGTAAGAAGGTCGGGGCTAAAGCTGTGAAAACCCAAATAAAAAAGCGCCAGATGCTTAAAGAGGCGGGTAATATCCATAAGCCTAAGAAAAAGAAAGGCTCTTAAAATGAGAAATAGGCCAACAATAAGAGAAATAGCAGAGGTAGGGGTGCTGCTGGTTATCCTTTCGTTACCTCCTCTATGAAAAAGGACGGCATGGCTAACAACCAGGAAACAGCTTGCTACACATGGCCGGAGTTGGCAAAGCTTTTTAACTTCTCACTATCAAAGGTACAAAGCTTAAGACCAGAGCTTGAAGAAGCAGGGGTTATATTTCATACAAAGCGCGGTATTCCATATAGAAACGTAATTGGATTCTTTCCATCAATCGTAAAAGCCTGGACTGTTCAGAAAGCAGCAAAAGGCGAGCGAATAGGAAGAAAGTACTAAAAGAGAGAGTTAAAATGCCGGTAACGCCAGAAGAAATATTGAAAGAGCTACTTCATCCAACTCGAAAAGCCATGGAGAAACACGGCGTTACTGTAGATTTTCTTATTGAAAAGGGAAAAGAACTACTCAAAGCCGAAAAGACAACATATCAGAAGGTTAAAGGCGAACCGGAAAAGAGTAAAAAGAGCAATACGGTTGCAAAGACCGACTCAGAAGCCGTCATTGCCATTAACTCTGACGATTTAGTCATACAACAGAGACAAGAGGATATGTTTTTACGGCTTGGAGGTCATTATCCGAGCGAAAAGGTCGACCATAATGTAAATGTTGTCCCTCAGTTGACCGAGGCTGAAGCGAAACTGGCTAAAGAGGCTGTTGACTATGTGCTGAAAAGGGCACTTTCGGGGGGAAATGCTGAAAAATAGGTAAAAATATGTACCAATTACGAATACATTGGGATAAAAATTATGGTTGTAATAATAAAACCGGATGGTCAATTGCGATCAACGGTAGTTTCGTCGCTAATTTAGAACAATTTCTAATAGTTGCGATAATTAAATCAGTAATAAACTATTTCAAGTTTGGGAAAGAGTGTTGATATTGAGGCGGTGTTGTGTTGTGCGGTAAAGTTTACCGTCGTGAAACAAAAAGAGAGAAAAATGCTCAGATATACGGGGTTTTAACCGATATGTTTAATGCGATGCAATAAAAAGGGTATTTATAGATGGTTCCGAAAACAATGAACCCAGCAATAGACATAACTCATAAAACAATGTCCGCAGCCGACGCCTGGTATTGGGCGCACTCGTCTGAATTGAACCTTTTGGGCGGAACGTTTAAGACGGAAGGATACGAGTACCTGGTTGCTCCGTTACGCTCTCCCGCTCGCAGGCTATGCGCTAAAAAGGGGAGTCAGGACGGATGGACTCAAACTTTTGTTATAAAAGAAACGCATAAATGTATCAATAGTGTTTATAAACAAGGCTTTCTCTATTTATTCCCCACTAGCAGAGATGTCACAGACTTCAGTAACTCCCGTTTCAAACCCTTCATAAACGATAATCCCGGCACGGTTGGCAAATATGTTCAATCAACCGATCAGGCAAACCTCAAAAGAGTCGCCAACGCATTTGTTTTCTTCCGGGGTGCCAGGATGCAGCAAAAGACCGAAGCTGGCAGGAAAGACACACACACGCTGAAAGGCTTTTCCGCTGACTCGGTTGTATGGGATGAATTCGACGAAATGCCAAAGGATGCCAGAGATTTAGGTATAGGGCGAATGTCTAACTCACCACATAAAAACGAAACCTATCTTGCTAATCCCACCATACCAGACTGGGGTATCGATGCACTCTATCAAACCAGCGATCAACAAGTATGGATGATAAAGTGTGATAAATGTGGCAGATATACCTGTCTTGAAATGGAATTCCCGAACTGCTTAGAACGATTATCGACCGGTAAGGTTATCAGATTGTGCGCAAAGTGCCGGGATCGCGAAATATATCCACGAAACGGCCTGTGGGTTGCTCAATATCCAAGCAAGTCAAAAGATATGGAGGGATATTGGGGCTCTAATCTTATGTCTGTCCGTTCAAGCATGACTGAAATGTTAGATAAGTTCGAAGATCCTGCAACCAATTTAACAAACTATTATAATATACAGCTCGGCATGGCTCACATAGAGGCTGAAAACCGACTGACAGTTAATGAAGTTCTGTCAAGATGTTCAACCGACGTGATGAATGTAAGGCACAACGGCCCGTGTGCTATGGGTATTGACGTTGGATCTGATTTACATGTAACAATAGGTACTATCCCCTACCCTGGCGGCATCAAAGTTGTCAAGATGGCCAGGGTTTCCACGTTTACTGATGTTCATGACCTGGCAAAGCGATTTGGAGTCGTTACAGCAGTGTTTGATCTATATCCCGAGACTCGTAAAGTCCGGGAATTTGGCAAAGCGGCTAATTTCGAGGTGTTTGGGTGTGACTACCAGGAAACTCAGAAGGGTGCGTTTGCATGGAATGAGCAAAGTCGAGTTGTAACCGTTAACCGCACTGAGGTTTGCGATGCTACTCACAACCTTGTTGCGACAAAGAATCTACAAGACACAGGGATTGCCCTTGGAAATATAGAGTTACCACGGGAAGACGAAGAAGTCAGAATATACGCAAAACAGATGTGTAACACGGCTAAGGTGCTGATCGAGGACGAGGAAACCGGTAAAAAGGTTTATCGATACCGGGGTAAGTTGGGCGGTCCTGACGATTATCGACATTCAACCAATTATCTCTATTTGGCCTGCGAGCGCATCAGGCCGGTTGTGAGTGTTAATGTTCCGGCAACGGTGCCGAAAGCGGATTATAAATATGACTGAGGTTAAGATATGATGCTACCCGAAACACAAGACGGATTATCTCCACAGTTCTCAAAAGGCGGTGTCGCTGGTGAAGGGATGATGCGCTTCACTGGTAATGAAGAGCTGGATCAGCGTGAGGAAGACACTATCGCTGCCCGGGAGGCACAGAGCCAACCAATCGTTTTAAATTTGGCTGGCGAGATTAGAACAAAATGGGGTGCTGCAAGAGACGCGAAACAGACCACTCAGAAACAAATGGAAAAAAGTTTGCGGCAGCGTAAGGGCGAATACGATCCGGAAAATCTTGCGCGAATACAAGCGCAAGGCGGTTCTGAGGTTTTTATAAATATTACAAACATTAAGTGTAGAGCGGCTGAATCATGGATATATGATTTATTATTACCTCCTGGTGAAAGACCATGGGCAGCAAAGCCTACGCCCATGGTTGAACTTCCGATGGGCGTAGAAGATGAAATCAAGTTTGGTCTTTTAACACAGATCCAGGAATCGCTACAAATGAACATGCAAGCGGGGATTCCTGTCGATGAAGCCGATCTCAAAAAACAACTCGAACAATTGCAAAAAGAAGTTCTTAAAGAAGTTAAGGCAAAAGCCAGCTCTGAAGCTGAAAAAATGGAAGACGAGATAGACGATGATCTTGTCGAGGGTGGATGGTATCAGGCCCTCAGAGAGTGTGTGCCCGATATTGTTACTATGCCCGCAGGAATTATCGAAGGGCCAATGGTTCAGATGAAGAAAAAGCTGACATGGGCTCAATACCCAGATGGAACACCGATGGCCCAGACTACCGAGGAGCCGCAGCGTACCTATAAAAGAGTGAGCCCGTTTGATATTTATCCTTCCCCAGGATCAAAATCATTACAAACCGGGTATTTGTGCCACCATATTAGATTTGAGCGCAAAGACCTCAATAATTTAATAGGCGTTGAAGGGTTTGACGAGAGTGCAATCAGACTCGTTCTACAGCAGTACGGTCAGGGTGGATTAAGGGAATGGCTAACGAATGACATAACCAGAACCGAAATTGAGAACAGACCTCCTGAGTTCAGTCGAAATGCTGAAACGTCTATCGATTGCATTAAATTTATGGGTCCTGTTCAAGGAATACAATTATTAAGATGGGGGATGTCTGCCGAAGAGGTACCAGATTCCCTGCTTGATTATGAAGTCACAGCGTATCTGATTGGGCAGTATATTATAGGGGCAGGCTTAAATAAGCATCCATTAGGCCGGAGAACGTATTTTTCGGCTAGTTTCGAGCAAAGCAATACTTCTATGTGGGGTAAGGGCGTTCCTGAACTCATGGAAGATATTCAAAAGATATGTAACGGTTGTGGTAGGGCGATAGTTAATAATATGAGTATGGCTTCAGGCCCTCAAGTGGTTGTTTTAGCTAACTTATTGGCCGAAGGCGAAACTATGACAAGCCTTATTCCGTGGAAGATATGGCGCATGGTGCATAAAGGCGACAGCTTGGGGCAAAGACCGCCGGTTGAATTCTTTCAGCCGAACTCTATCGTTGATCAGCTTCTTAAGGTTTACGAGTATTTCTTCAAACAAGCTTCTGAGGTTACTGGTATTCCTTCTTATGTATATGGCGGGTCTGATGTTGGCGGGGCTGGCAAGACCGCAAGCGGGCTCTCAATGCTCATGAACGCAGCAAGCAAGGGGCTTAAAACAGTTGCAAGCCACATAGATGTAGGAATCATAAAACCATCAATTGAAGAAACCTGGTTACACATTATGATCTATGAACCAGAAAAGGCCAGGGGTGATGTCAATATCAGGGCCAGGGCGTCCGAGTATCTGATTATGATGGAGCAGTTGCAGATCAGACGCATGGAATTCCTAAACTCGACCAACAACCAGACCGATCTACAAATTATAGGGACAAAGGGGCGGGCTGCTATCCTCAAAGAAACCGTCAGAGCGCTTAAGATGCCGGTAGACGATATTATCCCCGACCTTGAAAGCATCGACGAGCAACAGGACAACGCAAGAATACAAATGATGATACACAACATAGCAACAGCTTTCGGCGCAGACCCTCAAATGTTGATGCAGGTAGCTGTGCAGGGAGGGCAACCACAAAGACAGCTTCCCGCGCCGGGGCAATCGCAGGGGTTAGCTCCATCGGGTGATAAGGCTGGGGGGCGTGATTTTAGTTTAGCGGTATAAACCAGCGGTGACGACCGTTCTAATCGGGGGGAAAATGAGTGATAACAGAACCTTAGACGAAATAAAAGCCGACGACATAGACCAGTTGGAGCAGGTGGTTAAAGTTTCACAGCGCTTCGAGTTCCTTGACAGAAGGCAGGCTTATAAATTTCAGGGGGTTTGTGTTCAGGTGGCGCTTAAAAACCTCGGCGTTGAGATTACAAAGAATATTAACGCTAAGTTTGTCGATAAGCAAATGACTGACAGGGGTGTTAAGTGCGAACAGCGCAGGTATCATGAAGAGGAAAACGTGTGGCGAACTGGTTTATATATCTATAAAAAAGGCGAATTGGCGTTTTATGTATCGAATGTCAAGCAAAACAATCCCAGCCCGTTTTCCATAAACCGAACTCAGAAATGGGGCGTGCTGACAAATGTTCCGGTTGATGGCGGGAGAAGTGCAATAAGCATCCCCGGGATGCCGATCATTGGAGGCTCAAAGGGCAAAAGAGGCAATAATGCTTGAATCACCGCAAGATCCACGGGAAAAGCGGATATTTTACCAGGCTTTATATAGTCTGTCAGCAGAGCATGGCGG